ACCTCAAGCGTGATCCGCTCCGTGCGCATGCCGGTGTCCGCCGCGCCGCGCTCGCCGCGCGACGGGGCGGGATCGGTCCCGCCACATGGGCGGGCCGTCTGCTTCTGCCGCTCGATGCACTCCTCCAGCGTCGGCAGCGGCCGATCCCGGCCGTCCTCGGCCGCTCGAACTCGTTCGTCACGCGACGGATCGCGGCACCATGCGTGTTCCATCTCACCCCTCCCGCGGCATCGCCGCCTTAAATAACACCGCCACTGTTCAACCTTCGGCCCGATTTCTTTCACACCGCTCACCCCGGATAGGGCGTACCGACCACCTCGATCCGCGCACCGATCAGCGCCCAGGCGGACTGCTGCGTTGCACCGTTGAGCAACACCCACACCGTCGCACCGACCCGCGAATCGGCGTGTCCGTACCATCGGTAAAAGCCCCACTCCCACGATCCATTGGCGTAGTGAATCCGCACCGTCTGTTTCCACCACCTCGCCACCGCCGTCGATTTCGCGGCCGGTGCCGTCCTGCTCATCGCACCATGCGATGACGCACCGACGAGGACGAGAGAAACCACAGCCAAGGCAACACGAACAATCTTCATTTCAGACCCCTTCTTGAGAACCATGCCATTCGCCAACAGGCCACGCGCCGGTCGGCATCACTCGCTTTCTTGCTCTGCTGGTCCGTCGATCAGCTTGTCGACCCAAGACAACTCCTTCCGCACGAACTCTTTGATGCGGATTCGGTCGTCTACCTCGTTGACGCAGTCCGCAATCCGGTCTGCCAGGACAGACGCGGTGATGCCGAGATTCCTCAGTGCGGCGATGATTTCAACTTGTCTGTCAAGCATCAGAGAACCTCCATCTTGGGAGTCGAGTACCGTCCTTCGTTGACCACGTACAGGTTGCGACGCGCCCTCGTCACGGCGACGTAGGCGATGCGACACTCCTCGTCGTGCTGACGCTCGTCTTCCGCGCCGTTCTGGACTCGATTGGAGGTCGTCGTCAGGAAGGCCACGCTGTCGGCTTCCATGCCCTTGACGCTGTGAATCGTCCCCACGCGGCACTTCGGCTCTGCAGCCAACTCCATGCCGTGCGACTTGGCCTGCTTTCGCCATGTCTCGGCGTGGTCGACCAGCTTCTCCCACGCGCCGCTGGCGATGGCGGATTGAAGGGCAGGGGACGCTCCGACGCTCGGCAGATCGGACGGCAGGATGAAGTCCCAGCGAGCAACCTCGTCCTCGGACGAGAATCGTTTCTTCGTGCCGCGAACGAGCATCGACTGCTTGACGCCGGGGGACAGCATCCCGTTGCTCGGCAGCAATTCGATTGCCCGCTTCCACTCCAAACCGCTGATCGGCTCGCCGCGCTCCAGCTTGAAGATGGCCTGCAATCCATCGGAGCGGTGCGTCGGGCCGTCAGGGGCATTCGTCCATCGGCACGGCTTGCCGCGTCCGTGCATCGCTGCCGCCATGCGTCCGGCTTGGTAGCGCGTTCTGGCGATCAGCAGCCACGACTCCCTCGGGTCGATCCGATCGACCAACTCGTCGAGGTCGCCAACCTCATCCACGCGACCGTCGTGATCTGCCGGTTCAATGCCACGGTCGAAGTACCCTCGCCTCATCCGCCGAAGGCATTGTTCGCCTAGCCGAAGAATCGGCGCAGGGCAGCGGTAGGACTTCGGCATGATCTGCTCCTTGGAGGCCGACCACCCCATGAAGCACTCGCTGTTGCTCCCCGCGAATCCGTAGATGCTCTGAAACGGGTCGCCGACGACGTAGCACCACTTCACGCTCGGCGCCGCGACGAACCGCTTGCACACCAAGTCGAGTAACGGCGAGGCGTCCTGCTGCTCGTCAAAGAGCCACGCGGAAACCTCGGGGACGGGGGGCAGATTCCCTTTCTTTATATGGGGGTTTTCAGTCACGCTAAAAACGACACCGGCTTGCGCGGCGAGGAGGTCTACGAAGTCGATCCGGTCGCCAACCCGCTTGGCCGTCTCGTACCGATCCAGCATCGGCTTGATCTTGGCGAAGTCAGGCAGCGAGTCGTCCACGCGGCGCTGGTTCCTGACCACCAACTCGACCGGCACGAGCATCGACCGGGCCAACGCCCAGCAGTTCAGTGCCGCCGACGCCTCGGGATCGCCACTGAACGTGACCGCCCCGGTGTCCTCGTCGATGGACGCCTGCACCTTCACGCCCATGGCCTCGCTGATCCACTCCAGGTCAGCCTGCTTGTCGGTGAGGAGTTGCCCCCCGGCCAAACCTTGCAGCCTGTAGCAGCAACTGTGGACCGTGCGGAACCACCCCTCCTTGGACAACAGCCCCTCGGAGACGCCCCACGCTTTCGATGCCCGCCCCACCGCCTCGGCCCGTGCCGCACGGGTCATAGACGCGAACCCGAGCCGCAGGGGGTCGCCGCCGAGCCGCTCCAGAGCCATCTCCATCTTGCCCAGAATCGCCGTCGTCTTGCCCGTCCCGGCACCGCCAACGAGCCGAGCGACTTCCGCCGGTTTGCCCAAGCTGCCCATCTTCAAGCCTCCTCGCCTTGTGTCGCGGCCGGACCGAAAACCTTTTAGGGCCAAGCCTGTTTCGTAACCGCTTTTCGGTCCTGCGTTTGTGCCTTGTTTTTCAGGCTAAACACGCTCTTGGACCGAAAGCCCGCTCCAAAAGACCCCAACTGCCCCCCTCTTCGAAATCTCCCCTATAGAGAAGGGATTTCAGTCGTCGCCCGCCCCGTCGATCGCCATCGACTCCAGTGCCGCAAGCTCGTGCCGTGTCCAGACGACGTAGTTTTTGCGAGCGTCTCCTAGATGGCGGAACCGGCCGTGCCGGAAGTCTTGAGCGCCAAGGCTCCCGAGCAGCCGCCGCTTGAGGGCAAGCCTCTCGCCCTCGGTGACCTTGTGGTTCCGCTCGATGTCCTCCCAGACCTTCCCCCAGATGAACCACAGCGTCCCGTCCTGCCTCCATGCGGCCCGTCCGGTCGGGTCAGGGATATCCTCGTCGGTCGGCTGTGACGCCTGCATAAGACGATCGTGGAGCCAGCCAGCCAGCACCACGTACCGAAGGGAAGACGCCCCCGGCCACTCCTCCTCGGCCGTCTCCAGCAGCTTCGCCTTGACCCCCTGCGTCCTGCGGCTGCGAGGCGTCTTGCTCGTCGCGTAGTCCTGCACCTTCAGCCCGCCGTCCCAGATGCCGTGCCATGCCTTCGGCTCGGCGTCGAGCATGATCTTGCCGGTCGCCGCCAGGACCGCAGCGGCAACCTTCGTCGCGCTCCGGTACTGATCCACCGTGAGCGAGACGTTGCCAGATCGGTTGGTCGTGTATTGCTTCCAAGCCGGGACATGCAGCCGATACTCAAGCGGGTCGGAATGAACGATGGTCAGTTGCCAATCCCCCGGCCCCCACTCAGGCTCGCTGTCCGTGTTGGGTGTCAGCGGTGCGAACGACAGCCCGCTGGCCGTGAACGCCTCGCACGTTTTCTTGGGAGCAGCCTTCCGCTGCTTCTTGCCCCCCTCGGGCTGCTCGCAACCGGCCTCACCCGCATCGCGCTGCTGCTTGGCCTCGGTGCTGTGACCATCGCCACGCTCGGTAAGGTTTGCCGCCTCCATGGCGCTCTCGGGATCGTGGCCTGAGATGTGCGTCTTGCGGGCGAACGAGATGGCCGACCTGACCACCGATACAACCTCGTCGTCCGGCAGCGGCGGCTTGCACATCGTCGCGTTGATCGCCCGCAACTTGGCAAGCAAGTCCTGCTGCTCCTGCGGTCGATCAATGTCCGGCCCGCTGCGGAACGCTTCGCGCACCGCGAAGCGATGCAGTTCGTTGTTTCTCCCCGGCCCGTCGCCACCGTAATGGACCGGATCGTGCAGGAGCATCCGCGACGGCTTCTTGCCGTTGCCGCTCTGGATGCCGCTGCCGTCGTCGTTCCAGAGCAGCGTCAGGAGTTTCTCTGGGATCGATGCCAACTCGACGTCCTGCGGCGACAACCCCGGAACCCACTGATAGACCTTGCCGCTGTGGTGCGTCGACGGCGGAATCACGCTCTGCGATGCTCGGCCACCGTTGCCGAATCGAAACTCGATGCCACGCAGCTTTTTGACTTGGATCGGCGGCAGGCTTTCGTCCCAGCGAAACAGCCGGTGTGGACCTCGCCCGGCGACATAGGTCGGCGTGTAGACTTCGCCCAGCCCCAACTCTGACCACGCCGCAGCAGCCTCTGGCCCGTCCAACTCGACGTCGATCAAGCCGCTCGCTGGCCCAAGCAGAACGCCGACGTTGACCGGCGCATCGCCATCGAACCACGACAGAATCTCGTCCTCGTCTGACGTCGCCCGCATCTGCCAGCCATCGCCGCCAGCAGGATGCTTCCCCGGCGTCCCGCAGTCCTTGCCCTTCCAGCATGTGCAAACGTCAGGCTCGCGGACGCCGTACAGCCTGACGAGTTTCCACCCCTTGTCGTAGGTTCCCAAGAGCGATCCGATGCTCATGTGTCGAGTCCGTTCGTGCGGTGTGTGTGCCACGTGTGTCCCTCCGGTCGGAACCGGCCGGGGGGCATCGCCCCCCGGCCGGAATCCCTTCCAGCCTCTCGGTCAATCCTCGTTCTCGATCTGACGCTCCACGGCCATCAGCGGCTCGGTGTAGATGCGTCGGATCGCACTGCCAGCCTCACGGGACAACTGCCCGATGAAGCGCGGGACGATCTGGGAGTATTCGATGCCGCCCTGCGACGTCGCCTTCTCCAGCGTGAGCGCCACCTTCGCCCGGAAGTGGGCGACAGGGAGCCTCGTGACGAACGGCGCGACGGTCTTGAGACTGCCGGGACCAGCCGACACGATCACAGGGAACGCCTCGCCCTCCTGCAAGATCGCCATGACGCGACTCTCCTTGCAGCGACGGCCGAAACCGCCGCGACCACTACCGTCCTTGTTCCACGGCAGCTTGTTCCAGTCGTAGAGCCGGTCGCCAATGCGACACGCCTCCAAGGCGACCGGATCAATGTCTCCGAGGTCATCGCTGACACGCTCGGCGGTGCGCAGGTCGTAGGACACCAGCACCGGCGGCTTGCCCTTCTGGATGTCCTCGCCGCCCCACAGGACGCCACGCTGACCGTAGTAGACGAGGATGCCTTCGATGGCCTTCGTCTCCACCTCGTTGTTGCCAGAGTCGAGATACACCCAAGTCTTCCCGCCTCCCGCTGGCGTCTTCACGCGCACCAGCGCCGACAGGTCGAAGCCACGCCCCTGCGTGTTCGCCTCGATGGCCTCCGCGATGTCGCTGTCCGGCGTAAGTGCCGGGAACAGCGTCACATCGACGTCTGGCACACGCGACAGCGAAGTGCTGCCCGTCGCCGTCGTCATCGCCGTACTTGAACCTTTCGCCATAACCTCTGCCCTTTGCTTCTGAAACCCAAACAATCAGCCGCCGTCAGAGCGCTCTGCTCCGAAGTTGCGACTCCACGAACTCCGTGACCAACCCATCGAACGCGGTTCCGGCGACGAACGAGCCGCCCTTCTCGCGCCCACGTGCCTTCGCCTTCTCTGCGAGCCACGCCTTGAGCGTGGCCGTGGCGACGGTCGTGATTTCCTCTGCAATGCCTTCCTTCTTCGCCGCTTCCAGCACCTTCTCACGCTGACCCGCGTTGACCGACAGCCTCAGCGACTCCTGCATCCACCACGTTCGACCGGCGACCTTGCAGCCGTCGAGGCCGCTGGCCCCCAGAGACTCAAGGGCAAGACGCTCCATCCGCTCAAGCGTCTCGTTGGCGACCTTGAGGGACGCCTCGGCCGCAGCCTTGGCGTCGCGCAGCCTTGCCACTTCGGCCAGAAGGTCGCACAGTTCGACCGGCACTACATCGTCTCCCACGCTCATTTCAGTTGTCCTCCGGGTTGATCGCCGCGAATTGAACCACCGCCTGCCAATCGATCGTGCTGCGGAGTGCCGTCGCCATCGCGGCACGCGTGAACTCGTGCATCTCGGCCATGCACTTGCGAAGCTCCTCGCAGACGCGGTGCTTGAGCCGTGCTGCGACACGCGTGATGTCCAGCCCCTCGTCGAGCAGCACCCGGATGTCGCCGCACACTCGCGGGTTCGCCCGGATCATCTTCGCCATGGCTCGCGTCTCGGCGTTCATGACAACGTCTCCAACTAGAATCATGCCACCGCCTCCCTTCGGCTTTGCAGTCGTGCCATCACGGACGAAACAACGTCGCTTTTGGTCGTGAGCGCCCGGTACACCGCCTCGTCGATCGTGTCGCGGGCGACGAGGTGGTAGTAGTGACAGCAGTTCGACTGCTGCCCCGGTCGCCGGATGCGGCGCAGAGCCTGCTCGTAGACTCCGGGGGACCAATCGACGCTGTAGAACACCGCGTGCGCGGCCCTCGTCAGGTCGATACCCTCCGCACCGGCCCGAATCTGAACACCAACGACGTCCGTCTTGCCGTCCTGCCACTCTGCCAAGGTCTTCTCTCGGCCGCTGACTTCGCTGTACCGCCGTCCCGTCTCGCGGCACAGCGCCTCGATTTCGCGGGCATCAGACGAGAACACGTAGAACACCACGAGTGGCTCTGCTCGGTCGAAGTCGTCGAGCCAATCCCGCAGCGCCTGCCGCTTGGCGGGCATCCCGTCGATGAGCGTTGCCGACTCAGACTCGTCGACTCGTGCATACCCGCTCGTCGCCTGCCGCAGCCGTGTCGTGCGGGCGAGCGGGTTCGCACACGTGACGAACCCTGACGCGACTTCTGCGACCAACTCCTCCTCCAGCGTGTCGTAGAACCGCCGCGTCGCTGGTGACAGGTCCACCGTGATTCGCTGGTGCGTCTCCTCTGGCAGATCGAGGACGTCCTCGGTCGCCACCTTCCATATCCACGGATCAGTGATTGCGGCGAACTCCTCCTGGCGGATGTAGCGCTTGACCTGACTCGGGAACATCGGGTTGACCTCGGCAAAACGCGACCGACAGCGAACGTATGACGGCCCGAACACCTCTGGCTGGATGAACCGGAACTGCCCATACAGGTCGAGTGGGCCGTTGGGCATCGGCGTCCCGGTGAGTGCCAGCCTGCGGGCAGCCGGCCACTTCGCGGCGAGGGAAGCCAGCCACTTGCTGCACCGCCCCTGAGGCGCCTTCGCCCGGTGAGCCTCGTCGAGGACGAGCCACGCCCAAGGCGTCGCCATGATCGCCTTGCCCAGGTCGCCCTGGTACACGGCGTCGTAGTTCACGATCACCACCAGCGGCACCGGCCCGGCAATCGCCATCGCCTGCTTGAGTCGCTCTGCCCGACGCTTGGTAGGCCCGTGCGTCAGCAGGACCGGCTTCGCCGAGTTGTTCAACACCCCGGTCGCCATGAGGGCGCACAGCGTCTTCCCTCCCCCCATGCCGATCGCAGCCATTGCACCCGGCTTGTCCCCCAGCCAGTCGCAGAATCGCGTCTGGTGCTGGCGGGGGACGTACCCGCCGGCGGATGCCCGCTCGACTGCCTCGGACCACCACTCGCCAACCGCCTGAGGCGTGACCACAAGGATGTGACCCGGTCTTGTCATGGCCTGTCCTCCGCAAACGAGAGCAACTCGGACTCTATGGTTTCCCGGTCGGAGTCGATCCGTTCGGACACCCAAACTTTCAGTTGCGACAAAAGTCGCTCACTGCCAAAAACCTCGCGCCCGTCGAATGAGACGACGCGACAAATCGACCAGTTGATCACATCAACCTCCGGTGGCGTTGGGGGCCACCCGTCTCCGTTGGCCGTGTGCCGGCACCCCGGATCGCCGGGGTGGACGACGTAGTCGATGGACAACTCCAGCGTTACGCAGCCCAGCCCGAGCGTGTCGTCCTCGTCAATCAGCTTCACGTTGGTGTTCAAGCTCAGCCCTCCGTGCCGGCGGTGACGCGGACGTCTTCGCTCGCGGCGGTGAGGCTGGCGACCTCGGCCTTGATCGCGTCGATCTGCCGAGTGACGTCCTCGCGGATCGACAGCAGCTTTTCGCAGATCTTCACAAGCGCCGCTGCCCGGCCGATCAACAGGTCGCCGTAGTGCTTCTTGAGGTAAAGGTCGCCTTGCGGCTTCCCGCGCCAGACGTCGCGGACGACGCTGATGCTCCCCGGAAGATGGCCGACGCAGTCGTACTCAGACAGCCAGTAGTTGACCCCCTTGCTGTGTTCAATCGTGTCCGTGACATGGACCCAAAACAGCCTTGTGCCCGCCTCGACCGCAGTCCCGTAGGTCTCAATCATCCCCAGGATCGCTGCCGCGGCTTCGTCGTCGCCGGCCATCTTCTCGCTCGTTGTGGTCGTTCCTTCGGCCATTGATCTGCCCTTTGCTTGGTTGTGGTGGGAAGTGGAATCCGTTCCAGAAAAAGTGCCAGGGGGGCGGGGGAACGGAGGAAACCCGCCCCCCTGGCGACACGACCGCGGTGGACTAGGCCACGGTCGCCATCTCGCAAGCGGATGCCCAAGCCTTCCGCTTGAAGATGTCGGATGAACCGAACAAGCACGACGCGAACTTGCGCTCAGCCCGCACCGCGCCGGTGCCGGTGACTCGCAACTCGTGGTCGGCCCACTCGCTGGCCGCGTTGTAGGCGGTCCAGACGTTGGACTTGTAGCCGCCCTCGTTCGTGGGCAGGGCGAACCGGTCCCACAGTTGAGTCAGCACCTTCTCGCGGCTCTTGTCAGAGCGGCCGTTGACCAGTCCGCCGAAGTAGTCGGCAACCTGCTGAGTCCCCATCGGCTTTGCCAGCATGGCTCGCGCCGCCGTGGCGAACTCGTCGTGGCTGTTGTTGATCACGCCGAGCAGTTCCTTGGCCTTCTGCACCCGCCGCGACAGCGACCCGGCCGTGTGGAACAGCTTGAGCCCGAGGGGCAGTCCGGCGTCAGTCTTGTTGGTGTCGGACTCGCTGATGGCGAGACGCAGCGTGTTGGCACAGACCACCCGCACGCTCGTCGGAAACAGCCGGACGGCCCCGGTGCCGTCGTGCGAGTTGGTGATGAGGACGTACTTGTCGAGGACGTCGCGGTCGCAGACCTCGATGTGACCCGGCAGCTTGGCGAGCATCCAGACCGTCCGGCCACCGCGGAGCGAACCGCAGGTGTGCCAGATGGCGAGCGACTCTCCAATGACCTCGTCCATCCAGGCGAACGCCTCTCGGTTCTGGAGCGGCTGATACCTCAGGCCGACGGCCCCCAGCGCCGCCCCGGTGTCCATGCGGTAGGTCGCCCGGTGGGTGCCGATCGCCTTGTAGCGGTCAGCGGCTTCCGGCCCGAAGTCGGCCGCGAGAGCAGCGATGCCGACTTCCCAATCCGTGCCGCTGATCCGCAGAGCGTCAACGCTCGTCTGCGCCGCCGACACCACCGTCCCGTAGCCGTGCCAAGCCGGCTCGTAGGCGAACATCGCGGAACCCTGAGCCTGTGTCGTGAAGTCAATCTCGTGAGCCATGATCAGATTCTCCGTTTTGAAGTTTGTATTCCCAAACAATCGAACGCGAAATCATCCAGCGGTGATCGAGCAGTAGTAGTCCACGTTGAGCCACCGCTTCCCCGAACGGACACAGAGCGAGTCGCCCCGCAAGGCCAGCGAATCGACGTTCTTGGCGGTGAACCGAAACGTCCTCATGCCGACGCAGTAGTGGACCGTCAGCCCCTTCTCGCAGGCCGAACGAACCCTAGCCAACCTTGCTTGCATGACCTCACGCTTCTCTGCATCCATCGCCCCGCCCTCCGCTTGAACCCGTCGCCGGTGTCCGCCAGCGATGAACGAAGTCTACCCAATGGTTATCGGCCGTCAATAGGTAATTTGAAAAGGTTTTTCCAGCCAGCGTTTCATGGCTCGGCTGTCACTTGGCGTCGTGGAGTTCGATCCGCAGTTCGATCTCGTTGCACTCCGCGACGTCGTTGCGGCGGTACACCTCCTTGACGTGCTGCTCAGCCCGGTGCCTCAGGTCGAACACGCGGTCCACCTCGCCACGAACGCCATCGACGTAGGGGACGACGGCCCAGCGGCACAGCTTGCCGCCGGGGACTTGAGGGGCGTGTTGGGTTCGCTCTGCGATCCGCTCCAGCATCTTCATCTGCCGCTTGTTGAACATGACCAGTGTCTCCGTTTGGGTGTTTGTGAGGAAGTCCGAACAATCAGAATCCGCAGAACTTGGCTGCAGCGGCCAGCGAGTCGAACCGCAACTGCGCCCCGCTGCTGGCGCATAGGGGGGAGCCGCCGGCGTAGACAGAGAACGGTGCGGACGCCGGCGACCACGGCTCGTTGACGATGGCAAGCAAGGCGCCGTCGCGCTTGCCAAAACTTCGTCCATAGAACACCACAACAGCCTTGCGGCCGTCTCGGTCGCAGGCCGCGGTCGCGCCGACGCAGTAGCCCGTCGTCCGCATCTGGAAGTAGGTCACTCCGTTGTCGCCGTGCAAGTCCATTGTTCTGCTCCGTTTTGTTCGCCGCTCGCCGGTTTCCGCCAGCGATGATCGAATCCTACTAAATGGTTATCGGCCG